ACGTCGAACAAAGCGGCCCGAATGGCACGTATCGAGACAAAGAGCCGTGCGGCCATCAGCGAAAAAGTGTCCTGCCTGTTCGACTTTGACGACAGCTTGCCGTCACCGCCGGATTCAACATTGGTCACGGTTGGGAACGAATGGGATAACGCGGTGTGGAACGCCTCGGTTTGGAACTCGAACCGACGATCTGTGATCACGAAGCGTCGGCATTCGGTCGCAGGAAATGGCTACCGCGTAGCGCCAGTGTTTCAAGTGACGAGCGGCGCTGTGATCCCGCTCGATGTCGAGATCATCACGCTCGATGTCACATTCGAATCCGGAGACGCATTCACATGACGCCGGTCTATTTCGGTCCGCGCTCATCTCCGTTGCAGAACATGACCGTTGGCAGGTTTGTGTGTGAGCTGATCTGGCAGAAGGCAGAGGCCATCCGGGATTATTGTTCGATGGGGGTCTTTGAGCGGGATCGCCTGGTGGCGGGGACGTTGTATCATAATTGGCACCCCGAAACCGGCGTTATTGAACTATCGAGCGCATCGATCAACAAGCGATGGCTGACAAAGCCCGTTGTCAACGCGATGTTTGAGCTGCCGTTCGAGCGGTTGGGCTGTCAGATGGTCGTGTTGCGGGTATCGGAGGCTAACGACAACATGGTTTGCATCGCCCGCTCGTTCGGCTTCGATGAATATTTCATTCCGAGACTTGGCGGCCGGAATACAGGTGAGCACATTTTTACGCTCACTGACGATCAATGGTCAGCCTCGAAATTCAAGAAGGCCGCATAATGGGGAAGAGCACGCCAACTGCACCGGACCCCGGGCAGACCGCATCTGCGCAAGGTTCGTGGAACAGCTTCACTGCCCAGCAACAGCAGGCCATGAACATGGTGGGGCAGAACAGCCCGTGGGGTAGCCTCGCTTACAACCAGACCGGTTCGGCCACCATGACGGACCCGAACGGCAAGGAAATAACCGTTCCGCAGTTCACAGCCAACACGACGCTTTCTCCGTCTCAGCAGGCGATTTTCGACAAGACGCAGTCTGCGCAGGGTAATCTTGCCACCTTGGCGGACAATCAGTCCGGTATGCTGAAGGACTACCTGTCCAAGCCGTTCGAGTTCAACAATCAGGACGCGGCTGATTGGTCTTACGATCTGGCGTCGTCCCGCATCCTGCCACAACAGAAGCTGGATACGGAAGCGATGCAACGGCAGTTGCTACAGCGCGGGTTGAGGCCGGGTACAGAGCAGTACGATGCCGAGATGCGTCGGGTGTCCAATGCTCAGACTGATCAGCTTAATCAGTTGGCGCTCACGGGGCGGTCACAGGCGTTCAACGAGGCCGCTTATACGCGCGCCAGCCCGATCAACGAAGTGACTTCGCTTCTGTCGGGATCTCAGGTCACACAGCCTGGGTCTACGTTCGCCAGCACGCCGCAGACGCAGGTTGGCGGTGTGGATTACTCCGGATTGGTGAACAACAATTACAATCAGCAGATGTCGGCTAACAACGCACAGATGGGCGGCATGTTCGGCCTTGGCGGAACGCTGGCCATGGGTGCCATGAAGTATGGCCTTCCGCTGCTTGCGGCGTCTGACCGCCGGTTGAAGTCGGATATCGTCAGAATAGGCACTACGGCGCACGATCTCCCGTACTATGAGTACACCATCTTTGGGAAGCGCCAGCGCGGCGTCATGGCGGACGAGGCCAAGAAAGTGATGCCTGACGCGGTTATCCGCCATCCGAGCGGGTACGATATCGTCAACTATACGATGCTGGGTGTCCCTCATGGCGCTTGATATGGCAACGCCGTTCGTCTGGGGTTCGGGCGGCCGTCGCCTTACCCCTGAAGAAATCCTTGCCGAGCGCAAGGCCGCTACGCTTCTTGGCCAAGACGCCATGTCTACGGCGCCGGTTGGTCATTGGTCTGCGGGGCTCAACCGTGTGGTTCAAGGCCTGATGTCCGGTTATGACAGCTACAATGCGGATCAGGCCTCTAAGCAGAACGGCACGGAAAGCGCCGCTGTTATCCAGGCTCTGCTCGGTGGGGCCACGCCAGCCGCCGCTCCTGTAGTCGCAACACCAGCCGCCCCAGTTGCTAGTGCTCCTGCGGTCCCTAACGACGCGAACGCCATGCCGGGCACGGTCGGCATGAACCAGCGGCTTGCCGACCTGTCGCAGGATTTCATCCAAGACAATCCCGGCACCTCATTGAGTAGCGGCGTTCGCAGTACGGCGGATCAGGCACGCCTCTATGCCGAGCGCGGTAGCAATCCTAACCCCGTGGCCTTCCCGGGAACGTCGAAACATGAGCGCGGTCAGGCTGTCGATATCGGCGGGATGTCGCCCGTGGCGCGTGCGCTGCTCCCGCAGTATGGGCTTGCCCAGCCGGTTGCCAATGACCCGCCGCATGTCGAGCTGGCCCCGACGCAGGTGGCGAGCGCTGATCCCGCCGCGCTCCCGGTCAACGCACAGGCCGCACAGGGTTACGTCATCCCGGGACAGCCTGCGGCGAAGCCAGCGATTAATCCGGCTATCCTGAAAGCAATTTCCAGCCCTTATGTGTCTGACGACGTAAAGAAGATGGGCATGATGCTGTTTCAGAACAGCTTGGCAGCCGACAAAGTGCAGACAGTCGATCTGGGGAACGCCGTAGGAATTATGGACGCGCGCGGCAACATCGTTAAGACGGTCCCGAAGGGCGAACCGAACAAGGGTCCGGAATATGGCGTTATCGGAAAGGACGAGTTTGGCAACGAGCAATATGGTTGGCGCGACCCGCGTAGTCAGAGCGTAACGCCGTACAAGCCGCAGACGGCTCAGCCTGCGCAGCCCTCAACTATTCCTCAAGCGCCTCCCGGAGTCGATCCAAAGGTGTGGCGTGAAAGCCAGTCAAAGAACGCCGCCGCCAACGCGCTACCGGGCTCATTTGACGATACGCACAAGCTGCGCAACGAATTTACTGCACTGCCAGCCTACAAGAACATGGCGCAGGCAGCTCCGGTCTATCAGTCCATGCGAGATGCGGCAGGCCGCGACACGAAAGCCGCGGACCTGAATATCGTCTACGGCCTCGGCAAGATCATGGACCCCGGCTCTGTTGTCCGTGAGGGTGAAATCCAGATGGCCAACAATGCGCAGGGTTGGCAAGAGAAGTTGAACGGCATTATAGCGCAGATTAACAGCAAAGGGTCTTTGACACCCGAAGGTCGTCAGGCGTTGATGGCGGAAGCCCATAGTCGAATTATGGCTTACAAGCAGCAATACGACTTCGATGTCGGTAGATATGGCGGGATTGCAGAGCGAAACCGCATCAACAAGGCTGACGTAATTCCTGACTTCGGCTCGTTTGAACCGTGGACCGTTCCAAAGAATGCCGCCCCTGCGGTTATCGATGGTTACACGATTAAGGCTCGCTGATGCCCATATTTGACATCACGGCGCCGGATGGGAAGCAGTACGAGATCGAGGGGGCGACCGCTGAAGGTGCGCTTGCTGCCCTGCAAAAACATCTAGGGGGCGCCCCGGCGCAGCTAGCGGCACCGCAAGCCGCTCCGCAGATGGAAGCTGCTCCGACTTATGATGCCATGGGGGTTCCGAACCAAGGGCAGGCGATGCAGCCAGTTCAAGCATCGATGTCTTATGGCGATCAAATGGCCAAGGTCGGCGCTGCACTCGATAAGGGGGCTAGACTGGTCGCGAACGGTGCGACTTTTGGTCTAGCGGACAAGTTTGCTGGCGGCATGGATGCGCTGACTGGCACTGCGCCTTCCTATGATGCGGGGGTCAAGCAGCAGCGAGCGCAGACCGAGGCCATCCGTACCGCTAATCCAGGTGCGGCAGCCGCCACGGAAGCCGCGGGGGGGCTTCTGGGCGGTGTAGGGCTGCTTAAGAGTGGCATTACGTTGGCAGGTCGGGTTGGGACCGGCATGCTGCCCCGCGTGCTCGGCTACGGCGCCGAGGGCGCTGCTTACGGCGCTGCGCACGGTGCCGGCAATACCTACTCCGACAAGGCCGGCGATTACGTGGAGGCGGCGAAGACTGGGGCGACGACAGGAGCTATGATCGGGGGCGGCCTTCCCTTGCTAGGGTCCGCAGCGGGCGGGCTCTATCGCACTGGTGCTGCTTTCCTCGGGCCTCGGGTGGAGGGCGCAAGCCGTGGGGCGTCTGCGATGCTAAGGGGCGCCGCTCAAGCGGACGAACAGGGCATGAGGGCACTGCCGGCGATGGGGCCGGAAGCCATGCTGGTTGATGCTGGCCCTGCGATGAAGGGTCTCGGGCAGGGTGCTGGGACTGGTACTGGTCAGGGCCGCACGGATCTGGTGACTGCGCTCCAGACGCGCGACGCGGGTACCGCACCGAGAATTTTGCGCGCACTAGATGAGAATTTGGGGTCATCACCACTCCCGTCCCGTGTTGAGTCGCATCTGTCCGGCGACAGGGCGTATATGGGTCAAGAGTATGAGGCGGTGCTGGATGGCGCACGAGCAGTAAATACTCAGCCTCTTGCTGATGCGCTTGAGGCAACCGTCGTCAATTTGCGCGGCCCTGCTCAGCAGGCAGTGAAGCGGGTTCGAGGCATGCTGGATATCCCAGGCGCGCCGGGCAATTTGGACCCACACCCGCGTGCGCTTCTGAGCACCAGAAACGCTATCGACGGCATGCTTGAAGGAGAGGTTAACCCGCAAGTCATCCGTGAATTGACGTTCGCAAGGCAGGCAGTTGACGGGGAGTTGGCGAGAGCCGTTCCCGGCATCAAAGCGGTTGACGCGCCAATCGCTGAAGCGCATCGGCAATCTTCTGCACTACAGCGCGGTTCTCAAGTTTTGGATACAGGAAAGACCGCAATTCGCCCTGCCGATCTCGCGAGTGAAATGCAGCTTGGCGCTCTGCCACAAGGGGAGATGGTTGGCCCTTCTGCGGCTCCTGTTCGCTTGCGGCAGGGCACTAGGGCAGAACTCGACCGCTTGGTAGGTACGAATGCCAATGACCTAAATGTGCTTGAGCGCAAGATCGGTACGCCCCAGGACTGGAATAGCGAAAAACTCGGAACAATCTTCGGGGAAGGCCCGCGCGACCGTATCGTAAAGTCGCTGATGGACAACCGCACATTTCGGCAGTCGTATCAGGACATCGTTCAGAACTCGCAGACCGCCCAACGTGTGGAAAGTGCCGCAGCTATGCGCGGTGCAGAAGGCGGCAATATTCCGCACGATACGACGCTAACCGGAATAGGCTTCAAGGCTCTAAACGCTGTCGCTAAGGCTATTTCAGGCGCCAGCAATGCGAAGACCAAGGACGAAATCGGGCAAATACTTGCCTCGCAAGGTCCGGCAGTTCAGCGCATAGCGCGGTCTCTTTTGGAGTCGGCTAAGGCAACTGGGGAGAACTCCCGCGCAATCAATCGCGTTCTATCGTCGCCTTACTGGATTTCCGCAACTGCGCCTGCCTCCGGTCGTAAACCCACGCGATGAGGCAGAGAGCAGGAAATCCGATCAAGAACGCAACGTCCTTGTCGCCAATGAACTGTTCCCAGTGTTTCACGAGAAACGCAGCTAGGGCGCCAAGCGCCAGAGTTGCTGCGAACTGAAGAAAAGCGGTCATCCGCTGAACCTAGCCCAAATTCCCGATCCTTCCAAGCCGTCCTTCGGGGCGGCTTTTTTCATGGGGTAATGCCAAGTGCCATACAATCCGGCAGGATTATTCTCTCTGGTCGCGAGTTACTTCGCTTCACCGGGGACCACGATCCGAACTGAGCAACACAATCCTGTCTTTGAGGACGTTGCCTCCGCACTGTCCAGCGTGTTGTTGCGAGACGGCCGGGCGCCGATGACCGGCCCGCTGAATATGAACGGTCAGGTTATCAATGGCGTGGCGGTTGGCAACTCCCCGGGCAGTGTCGCCACGTTGGCTCAGGCGATGCCGATTGGAGCGATCATCGATTTTCCAGCCGCGCCGCCTGCGGGGTGGGCGGCGTGCTACGGCCAAGCGCTCAGCCGTACAACTTATGCTGCGCTTTTTGCGGTGATCGGAACCTCGTTCGGGCCGGGTGACGGTAGCACGACTTTCAATTTACCCGATGCCAGAGGCCTTGTCGTCGCCGGGTATGACGCAATGGGCGGAGTTTCGTCCGGCCGTCTTCCTGCATCATTTGGTGCAACCATAGGCGAGCGATCAACAATCCTCAATGCTTCGCAACTCCCCAACCTGACGCGACCGCTTGTTGGGACGCCGGGGAACGTCTCTGTAACGACAGTCTCAAACAATATCGTGACTGCATCCGGCATTTCGAACATCGGGCCAGGCGGTGGCGGCGGCGGTCTTCTGAATAGCGGGAGCGTTGGCCCGCAAGGCAGCATCGGAACCTTCACGCCTCAAGGCACCGTGAACATCGGCGGCAGCGACCAGCCCCACAACACCGTCCAGCCGACGCTGGTTCTCAACAAAATCATTCGGGTGTCCTACGATGGCTAATATCCCTATTCGTGAAATCGCTCTCACCGGCACGCCCGATTCTTCGTCTCTCATCGTGTTTGATAATGGCCAGATGCGTAAGGCTACGGTGGGGTCCATGGCAGACGCTGTGCGCCCTCTGGCGTCGCAAGCAGAAGCATTGGCTGGTGCCGATAACACGAAGACCATGACGCCCTTGCGCGTCAAGGAGGCCGTTGAAAGCCGTATCGGATCGACGCCAGCCGCTGCGCGAGTTCTTCTCGGCATTGATAAGCGGACGTCGGTTGGCGATGCAAATTACTCCATTCTAGCCACGGATGTCGTCGTGGCCACCACTGCCGCGTTCACGGCACCACGGACATGGTCGCTACCTTTAGCTGCTTCGTGCAATCCAGGCCAACGAATCTACGTGATCGACGAAGTAGGGGCCGTAAGCGGTTCCAATACACTAACTGTAGCTAGGTCGGGCAGCGATACTGTGGTAGGCGTTGCGAGCATTCTGCTTACTACGCCGCGCGATGGTCAGTGGTTTGAAACGGATGGTTCCAGCAAATGGTCCTTGGCAGTCCCCAATAGTCGGTTCGTCAACACCCGTTATAGTCCGACGGCGGCTGGTACGAACGTTTCTGGCGCCGCCAACCGCACTGTCCATGACAAGCTGTATGAGCGAGTGTCGGTGCTGGATTTTCAAGCGAAGGGAGATAATTCCACCGACAACGCGCAGGCCTTTGCTGATCTAGCTGCCCATGCAGTGGGCAAGAACCTCCGCATCTATATGCCGGCCGGGAGATATCTCACCTCGGCCGCTTGGGTGTTTGACGGGAACTCGAATATAGAGATCGCAGGCGACGGTACCGACATTTCGGTGATCGAGTTCACCGGCAGTACTGGCGGCATCACATCGGGTACTATCGGCTCTGGCTGGGCCAATGTGCTCGCGGCCGGCACGCAGGGTGTGCGGCCGTTCTTCGGTGCGCATGATCTCTCGCTGTTGTGCCGCGGCGCCGGGCTCTATAACGCGATTACGCTTTATCAGCCTTACTCCGGCTCAACGGACCTGTGCGGCTTCAATTTCTACAATCTCAACATCGGCCCGCGCGACTGGTCCAATTCCGCGCAATATTGGCAGCATGGCATCTACGTTTACAACGCGTGGCGCGGCAGCATTATAAATTGCACCGTAAACCAATCGATCAACAAAATGTCGGGATCGGCATTCTTCCTCGATGGTCTTTCGCCGGCTGTGCACATCGATGCGTGCGTCGCTCAGTACTGGAATATCGGCACGAACATCGGATGGGTGAACTTCACCGCCTTCAACGGCTCGGTGCTGACCGGCACATTCCAATATGCGGAGGAAGTGGTTGGCGGAACGAGCGGAGCGCGCGCCCGTGTCGCGCGGACCGGCGCATTCGGATCCGCCAGCCTGGTATGTATCGGCACTTCGGGTATCTTCGCCAACGGCGAGACAATCACTGGTACGACCAGCGGCGCGACCTTGACCAACATCACCAAGCCGACGATAACGCAGGGCAACGAGGGCATTTACCTCAATAACTCGGAAATAATTCTCAACAACTACGGATTTTATTGCAACCAACCGTCCGGCGCCACGACGCCAGCTATCGGCATGTGGGTGCAGAACAGCAATATCGTGTCCGCTATCTGTAGCATTTATGGTCGTTATACCGGTCAGTGGATCATCTCGGGGTGCCTAATCTACAATACGGCGAACGGCTGCACGGACATCGATATCGACGGCGGCGACATTGCGTCTATCCAGGACAATCAGATCCACGCCGGCTCCTACACGACCACCACAGGCATCAAGGTCGGCGCGTCGTTGGGTTATTCACAAGTCGTAATCAGTGGAAACACTGTCGGCAACCGCACTACCGGCATTGTCCTCGGGGCAGCGCTAATAAATTCTCCATATCCTGCGCTCAATAATTTCTTTTCAAACGGCACTAACCTGACCACGCCGGCACCGGCAAACTTCAGTGGGCCATCGACGTTTTCAGCGCACAATAACGGGACATCGCAGACGGGTATCGTGCCGAGCACTGGCACCCAGCTTGTTCTCGGCACCGCGCTCTACAATGTCGGTGGTAATTACAACACGGCGAACAGTCGATGGACGCCGCCGCCTGGCCCGGTCAGTCTGATTGCCGGAGCCCTGTTCACCACCAATGTGGCGGCAACCGATAATGCAGTGCTTGCGATCTATAAGAACGGATCGGACTTCAGGCATGGCGCGATTGCTTACGCGGTTAGCGCCGGGGTGGCTGAGGCCGCCATTGCCATCCAGGACATTGCAAACGGTACTGATTACTACGAGGTATGGTGCTTCGTTGGTCCAAGCGCAGGTAACAAGGCCACGCAGGGCAACCCGACATTTAATTATTTCATGGGCTTATCCCGCTAGCTTAGCCAACGGCTCCGTCTCGAAATGACTGAGCCATTTCCCCAAGCGTGAAACCGCCAAATTCTAGCGAAACGATGAACTCGTTTCCTTGTGTCGTCGCCGGCCAAATCTTACGCAGCTTAAAATTGATCAAGCCGGTGTAGGATATCACCTCGAAGCATTCGAGGAACGATTGCGGCGTGAACACCGAGCAATGTGCGTCCATATAGAAGTCGTCTTGCGTGGCCGCCCAAGCGTGCTTGTAGGCCATCGATATAAGGTCAGGGCGAACCTTTGCATCGTCTTGGCCCACGAATGAGACGTTGGCAATGAAGTCGAAAACCTGCCCGCCATTCGGCCTTGTCCTTCGGTCTAGCGAGGCCTGAATGAGTTCGGAAGGCCGCGTCACTTCACGCATTCGGTCGAACGTAAAATCGCGGTGCGGAACCGCCATGTTGATGATGCTGCCATGGCGCAGCAATGTGCCGATCTGCGCCAACCAGCCGAGTACGTTGGGGACGTGCTCGATCACGTGAGACGATACGCAGAAATCGAGATTACGGGCATCGGTAACGTCGGCTAGCGGACGCTTGCCATCCCAAACGATATCGGGATCGCAGATCTTGTCCGGCGTGACAGTCTCCGGCGTGCCTGTCGTGAGGTACTTTTTGATCAGGTCGGCTTTGCTGGCATGGTCGACATATAGAACTTTGTGCTGATCTTTTGTCATCAAAGGCTTGTCAAGCGGACCCATCTCAAGGCCGCGGTTAACACCGACCGAGATGGCGTCGAACAGCGCCACGCGTCGGTCTACGGGCTCGGTGGATAATGCGGCCCTAGTCGCGCCGCCGTTCAGTCTGGCGATTGTCCGGTGCGCCTCGTCGAGTTGTTGCTGAAGCATACGCGCGCGGGGCAGGTGATCATACACGAAATCCGTCACAGCCCATCGAGCCTTAAGAAGCGCGCCCATACTACCTCCCATTGCATTGTCGAGTCGCGCACTCAACCACACAGCGATTGACCCATCAACCCACCCAAACCGCCCCAGGGCGGTTTTTTGACCACCAAACGGAGAGACGAATGCCAACGCTTAAACAGGCGAACGCCACCCGCTGGGCGAACGCCAGGCTGACCCGCGCGTCAGAATTTACCCCTGTTGCCAAACGGCTGGTTGCCGACAAGGGCCGGTTTCAGGGCATGGAGGCCCGCACAGGCGTGCCGTGGTTCGTCATTGCGGTGATCAAGGAGCGCGAGGCCGGTGCCGATCCGAAGTGGCTGAAAAGCATTGCTCAGGGGCAGGCGTGGAACAAGAAATCCACCATCGTGCCGATCGGCCGCGGGCCGTTCAGTTCGTGGGAGGAAGCGGCCTATGACGCGCTGGTAAACTGCGCCCCGTTCGCCGCCAAGAACAAGGACTGGTCGGTCGGCGGAACGCTGGCGCTGCTCGAAAAGTACAACGGGCTGGGTTATGCCAACAAGGGCGTACCGTCGCCTTACATTTGGTCCGGTACCGATCAATACAAGTCCGGCAAGTACGTCCGCGACCACGTCTATGATCCGAACGCCGTAGACGCACAGCTCGGCTGCGCTGGCCTGTTGCTAGCCATGCAGAAGCTGGACAAAAGCATCACGTTCAACGAGCCGGCACCTAAAGCCGTGGCCGTCACTCCCATCGCCTCGGTGCAAACCGCACCCGTTCCCGTCACGTCGGAAAGGCCTGGCATCTGGGCTACGCTGTGGCGCTCTCTCAGGGGCAAGGACGCGTCGGTTGCCACCACGACAGAAGCGTCCCGGCCAGGTCTGCATCCCACTGGCGACCCCGTTCTGTACGACCAGCAGGCCATGCTGTCGGACAAGGGCTATGTGGAGGTAGGGCAGCCGGACGGGCTGATGGGCAAGCGCACCGTCAACGCTGTCCGCGCATTCCGGGCAGACAATGGCCTACCAGCCAGTGACGCGATCGATGCGAAGTTTGCCGCGGCATTGGCAGCCGCGGGGCCTCGTCAGGTATCGAAAGCGCGCGTTGAAGCTAGTGCGTCGGACCTGCGCGACAAGGGCAACTCTCAGGTGGCTGCGCTGGACAGCTTTGGCCTCGTCGGGAAGGTGTTGTTCGGCGGCGGTCTGCTAGGCGGCGCGGAATCGTCCGGTCTGCTTAACAAGGCTCAGGACACGCTGCAGAGCGCTCAGGACACGCTTGGCACCGTCACCACGGTTTTCACGACGGTGATCGGCATCGCGCAGTGGTGCTTTGCGCATTGGTGGATGTTCGCTCTTGGTGGCGGGATTTACATCGTGTTCCGCGTCGCCATGGCGGTGTTGAATCTCGTCGTGATGTTCCGGCAGGGCTTCTTGGCGCGAGCAGATCGATAACAGACGGCCCGACCGGAAGCTTGCAACGACCGGCCGAGCCTGACCCCCATAGGAAAGAGGCTTCCGATGAAGGCTGGGACTAAACAGATCACACAATCCCCCAATCGGAGACCTGGTTTCCGCGTTTTGGTTAATTGAAGGGTGACCGATGTGGCGGAATACGGGCTCTACCTCAACGTCGGGACGCTTCTGACAGTCGTCAGTGCGGCCGGGACCATAGTCTGGAAAATGAGCCGGGTTGAGAAGGAAATCCGCGATGACTTCAATGCCGAAATCGACAACTGCCAGCGCGACAACGCGAAGCTAGTGCGCGAGAACCTGGACCGAGCGGAGACGCTTCGCCATGAATTTGGCGAGACGGCATCTGCTTTGCGCACCAAAATCCACGATGTCGAGACGTGGAACAGGGACACTTTCGTTCGCAAAGACAGCTTCGAGATTGTCATCAGCCGTCTTGAAAAGTCCTTTGAAAAGCTTGGCGACAAGATCGAAGAGCGGATCGATAAACTGGCGGATCGCATCCAGAACAGGTCGGAATAGCATGGAGGGCATCTTTCTCTTCCTCGCCATCCTCCTAGCCGGCTTCGTTGCCATCACTGTCGTGCTGGTGTTTCTGGCGTGGCTCATCACCCGGCCGCGGGGCTTCTGGTTCTAGCCCGCCTTCACCTTCGCAGCCTTGGCCATCTCCTGCGCGATCTTCAGGGCTTCATCTCGGCTAGGCTTCCCCGAAATGGCCCGCCGGCCGGGGTTTTCGTCATATTCGATGAAGGTGGAGACCCGGACCTCGAAGCGGGCTATCCGCTCCTTGTCCTCGATCAATCGAACATGGGTGTAGGGCTGGGGCTTTAACATGGTGGCAGTTTAGCGGAGCGCGGCGCTGGCGTCATCATCGCTCAGGAGCGCGGGGGCGTGTCGCGAATGAACCCGACGACGCAATCCACGTCGCCCCCTCCCATCGTTTTCCCGACGACCCATGTGTCGCCTTCACGACGGAAATCTCCCGGCCGCACGTCGTATAAAAAGGACGTGCTACGGGCGCTGGCTGGATCGAAGTCAGGCGGCATTGTGCCAATGCGCCTGCCGTCCTGGATGACAGGCAGGCGCTCGGTAGGCACCTGATGGCCTTCGCCTATACTGTCTAGCAGCTTTGCAATCCCGTACTCTTGCACGGCTCGCGCATCAAAAGTGGCATATCGACCGTTCGCCAGTTCATAGGTGACGACGCCGCGCATCTGGTCCTCAATGCGTTCTAATCTCTTCATCTTCTATTCCTCGATGGCTGCTTACGACTGCTGCGGTGCCAGCGCTTCGCGGATGCGGTGAAACGCCCCCTCAATATCTCCGGCCATGACGCCGCCGGTGTTCTTGGCGCGCAACACTTTCTGAAGGTACTTCTCCTCTCGGCTTATAGCACGTTCGGCAGAACGGATGCGTTTGTCGCAGTGGTCTGCAATAGCCTTGCCTGCGCTCTGAAAAATCCTGGCCTGCCTTTTGGCTTCGGCGACCGAAAAAACCTGTTTGATGATGTCCGGCATTTCAATGCTCCAATGGGTCAGCGGTCATGGGTCATGGCTGCGGGGCGTCTTCGGGCTCGTTCTCCCACGGCACGCGGCCGGCGAAAGCTTCGGACGCTTCGTCGAGTTCTTTCAATTCTTCGGTGCCGGGATGATCTTCGAACGCCACATTTCGGGCGGCAATAATCAGGCGGACCATCTCGGGCGTCAGAGTCGCATCGGCCTCACCGGATGCGGGGAGGGCGCGGATGGCGGCGGCAGCGTCTTTTCGGCCACGTTCATAAGCCTGCGAAAACTCCTCATCGCAGGATACATACCCCGGAATCTTCTCAGCAACGATAGCGTGATACTCCCGCATGTCGGCTTGGGCGGGGGAGGCGGACCCGGCTACTGGCGCGGAGAGGGCGGTCCGGCGGATTGCGTCCTCGACGACGGTGGCGGCATTAGACGCGGCCTGCGCTCGACCTTCTCCCGGCTTGTGCGCCAGTGTCGCCGCCTCCCTGTCGTATCGGTCGGCGATGTCGGCGGCGATCTTGGCGCACTGCTCAAATGTTGCGGTCCTCACCGCATCCGCGCTTGCAGCAGGCGTGGCGGGGCGACGAGCAACCACGTCCTGCAATGGTGCAATATAGGCCAAGCATCGCGCCAGATCATCGAGCAGCATTTCGGTCACGCGGTCATAATCGTCGCGGCCTGTCTGCCGCGTCAGATCGCGCTGTCTCGCCCGCATTTCTGGCGTGGTTTCCAGCGCGAGGTCCGGCGGGGCGGCGATCCCGGCAGCGGTGGGGGAGGCGTAGAGTGCGGTCTGAAATAGCCCCGCCGCTGTTTTGCGCAGCGGGATGTAGATGCCAGTGCCATCGTCCCGGTCGATGATCTCTGGCATCTGCTCGGCGCTCATGTACGCCACAGCCCCCGCGTCGGCCGCCTCTGGCGCACGCAGGGCGGCGGAGATCAGGCCACGCTCGATATCGTTCAGAGGGCGGCTACCGCAAGATATTTCGTCGTTGAAGTGAATCTGTAACGTTTCCGCGCGATCAATTTCTTTCGCTAGATATGCGCGTTGGTCCGCCAGCTTCATTCTCTCATCAGTGCTCATGGCGTGTTCCTGTCATTGTCGGGGAGCGTGGTGGGATCAGGCATCTCAGGGAAGACTTGTTTCGGATCTATCGTACCAATCCGAAAACTTTCCAGTTCTGGCCAGATCGTCGCAGCAGATCGAAGCTGCGCGGTTAGAGCAGCGAGAACATAATCCGGCGACGAGGCCCACCACGAACCGACTTGGAATCGATCTTCGTTGCTCATGTTGACATCAACCTTCATTGGTTGTCCTTCCGTCATGCGGGTAGATCGCGGAGGTGGTCAGGCTGCGCGCACCTTCTTCAGTTCGCGCTCCAGAAGCTCCGTATCCTTTCGCTTGCGTTCAATCTCTCGTTCGAGTTCGGCGGCACGAAACTCGTTCACTCCCTTGCGGTTCTCAGGGCCGAGTCGGCTGTTACCTACTTCGCAAGCGGCATCTAATGCTGGCTGGATAACCGCGCAGAGCCATCGAATCTCGACGCTGCCGGAATGTGCGGCTTCATCTTGGAAGCGCTGTAGCGCGCGGATAAGTTCATTCGTAGTCATCGGACTATGGGCCAGGGCCGTCATCTTCCTCGTCTCCTATGCTGTGGGGGTGGGGCTTCCGCGTTCATTGCTGAGGGCCGCTTAGGCGCGCTTTGCTTCCGTAATGGGGGTCGCGCGGCCGTTTTCGTGGAGGTCGTGCAGGATATCATTGATGATATCGATGCACAGGCGCTGACGCTGCTCACCGATCGCATCCCAGAAATCCATTGATCCGCCGTTCTGCTTGTGGGCGTATTCATGGCCCCACATAGACATCGCCAGGCGCGCCTCAGCATGCGGGCGTAGGTTGCGGCGGTCACGTTCGCGCTGGTTCTTCATCGTCCTGCTCCTTGGTCGGTTTTGGTGGTGTGCAGATCCCATGCGTCGGACTGAGCCTGGCGCGTCGGATAAAAGAAATCGCAAAGGTGGAACGTCTTGCCATCATCGCTGTGCGCGTAGGCTCCAGCGTAGCCAAGCAACCACATTAGGAAACGGCCGTACCGGCTATGATGCGTCGAGGCGGTCGGCAAATTCATGTACGCCTTGAAGCAAGCCCAGCACCAGAACCACATCCAGTAGTGATATGGAGTCCACTTCATCGTCCTGTTCCTTCTGTCGGGCGTTCATGCGGAGGGAGCGCTGGGGTGGGTCAGAAAAACCCCGAGACGTCACCAGCTTCGATTTTCGCAATGGACTCGCGCAGGCGCTCCGAGCGCCACTCGGCGTCCCGCTTGTCGGACTCGCTCCGTTCGAGCTTTGCGCGGGCAGCCGAAAGCATCTTCGCCTGGCTTCGGACGGCGCCCTTGCGCAGATAGAAGTTTCCGCGGGTATCGTTGGAGTGGTTTAGGTCCACGATGTCAGCGTCGTCGTAGTAATTGGCGTCGTATTCCTTGGCCGGCACTAGGTCGGCGTGGTTGGCCACGAATGCCAATTTGAGACGGCTAAGATCGTTCAACCCGAAGGTTCGGCCGCTGCCCGTCCCCAGCCACTTGCCTTGATCTTGGGACCAGTGCAGCCAGTAGGTGTCGCGCAATACACCGTCCTGAACCACGGCGATGCGCGAGCAGCAATGATGGTCGCCCCACGCACCAAAGTTCGTTTTGGGGTCGCTGTAGTGCCAGCGGAAAATATCGCCTTCGTTCAGCTTCTCGATAACATCCATGCTCATCTCCTATTGCCGGTAAAATGATGGGAAGTCAGCGTTCTTGGCGCGGCAGTGCGCGCTTCTTTTCGAACAAAACAAACGGTCCCGTTATCGACCGCGTTGGCTCGGCATTCAGCATCTGCTTCACAGACAGCACAAACGGGGTGCACCCAGGCCTGCGGACCATCAGATAACCAGCCACTGGCTCGGTCATCACGTTGATCGGCCCGATATGATCAGACCATTTTTTCGGGAATGGCGCTGCCGGGTCCACTACGTATTTGATCGGGTCAGGCATCCGTGTCTCTCTGGCTGTCTTGAGGCAGGAACGCGGGGGTGGGGTTAGCTGTGTCGGCATCTCGTTCATCTGACCAATGTGGTTTTGATATCGGTCTAGGTGGCTCTTCGATGTCTCGAAGAAAGCCCCGGATTTCCTCGCAGAAACGCTCTCTCGACCCGGCAGACATTTCCTCGTTGCCCTTGCCGCGCGCTAAACTCAGGACAACGCCCTCGTGGCTCCAATTCGCCGCACAGCGGGAAATGCAGGAGACGATGGTATAAAAATCAGACCGATTAATAGTCGCCATCTCACTCCCCCTTGCTGGACTGGGCGGGGGTGGCGGCGCGGGCACGGAGGGCCGCGGCGCAAAGGGCGAGGGCGGGGGTGGCGGCTTGTGTTTTCCACTTCCCGTCACCGCCGGTGTGCGTCCACTCGATTGTGCGGTCTAGACCAAACTCACGTCGCATGGTGCCGAGTACGGTCAATGTGGACGGATGGCCGGGCCAAATCATGAAGCCATCGATCGCGTAGCCTTCCGGGACCAGCGTTATCGCGGCGTCGATGGAGGACGTATAGTCCTCCAGACTGCATAGAGGATTGCCCAAGGCGTTCGCGCCGTAGTCATCACGCGAAATGATGCCTGCAATCTTATCGTGCCAGAACCATCCCGGTTTCGACGTGATGCCGTTGATGATCGCAAGATCCAACTCTCGGTCTGGCCCGGGCGCCGTCTCGCATCTCTCGGCTAGTTCCAAAAAGTCTGTCACTTCACTTCTCCATCTGTAGCGTCGCGGTCGAACGTTTCTTTGCACTCGACGCATCGAACCCAGCTACTGCCGGGGATGTGCGCGGGCGGCGACAGCCACCATTTCAGGCCGCAGCTTGGGCAGCGATCGTCGGCGAACTTCTCAATCAGCGCGGCGTCTACGAGCGGTGAGAATTTCATGTCACTTCTCCTTTGTTACTTCGGGCGCGCGGTCGGCTCGAATGAGCGAGGGGCCGCCCCATCGCATAGGCGATACCCTCCGCTTGATGGTCAGATATCGCTGTTGATCGGGCGTTAATGCCTCCACGTCAGCCGGCGACAGCACGGTCATGCAGTACTGACAGTCGCCCCCGCCCTTCATGGGCGGGCCGGTGATGACCGGACAGTGCTCGTCGCCATAAGGGCATTGTGTCGTCATGCCTTGATCTCCGAAGTGCCCTGAAGCGAGGCGGCCCTCCAATCATCATCAACGTCATCAAAAATAGATCGATTGCCGCTTTCATCGAGCATCATGGGAGTCGGCCTCCAAGACTCTGTCGGGCAAACCGGGCATATGTAGATGCCCGTTTCGTCACATTCGGCAAGACGCGCTTGATCGCATCTGCCGCAGTAGATCGTTGAAAGAGGTTTATGAGGACGGCTCACGATGCATCTCCTGACAGGGTGTCGCAATCCCGCGCTCTTGTTCGGAGCTTTTCGGCATCGAGCGGGGACAAAATGCGATCAGGGCTCAGATCCTTCGCCCCGCACATCCAGTGCCAACTGCCGTCTTCCCACTTGAAGACGTTGGCGCACGCGCGGTGCTGCCGGTAGAATTCCTTGGCGCCTTCGAGCGTCCAGAACTCCCGGAGCGGCGTCCAATTATCCATCACGGTGACGCAGTATCGACGGAACCTCATGCTGAATCTCCGTTGTTGGGCTGGGGGCTCAGCGTTCCTGCGCCCCCAGCGAGTGCGGCTTTCCAGCCAATGAAGGCTTCGTTATCGCAATCGTGGACGTAGTAATGGTTGTTCCAGTCCTCGCGGTCTTCGCATTCTTGGGGTTGCAAGTTCCTATGGTCCTGCGATGCCCATGCCTCAAACTGATCTCGCAGTGTGTCCGCTGCTTGCCCTATGTCCACCGCCTCGGAGCAGAGTGCGCGTTCAACGCGGGCCTTACGAAACCATCGCGCTGCGATCTCAAGGCGTGGCAAATCTCCACTGTTCAAGTCGGCAAGAAGTTCCGACGCGTACTCGCGATCCTCTTGAATGACCTGACGCGATTCAATTTGGGGCGAGCTGGTCATGAGCCTGGGCCCGTATTGCTGGGGGTGGCGGCGAGACCGCAGTTCATGTGGCAGTGGCCTTGGGGGCCGCAGTCGAAGCAATTGGCTTGTTTGGCTGCGCGATAGCCAGCGGATGGCGGATCGAAGATGGCGGTGTGCTCGTTCCAATCAGCCGACCACGAGGCTCCACCCTCTGCGTAAAAGGTCATGACAGCACCCCATCCTGCGAGAGCGTTAGATATGCACGCCTGCCTGCAGCGATCGCTTCTGCGCGCGTATCGAATCCGCCGAAAGGCAGCCCTGCTAAGCCGCCGACCTTCATGATCTTGCCATGGAGCGTTGGCATCCAGCGAGCCGCTCCGGCCGGGTCGGTCGGGAAGCGTCGCTTAGTTGCTGAAATCTGCGTCACGGCACCGACCTGCTTCATCGGGGTTCTCCCCGATCCTGCGCCCCAGCACGTGGCGGGGTCCGCGCTCTTGCTCCAAGGGCTGCGCAGGCTCATGGCGTAGTCGGCGGCTTCGATGAACGTCGCCGCGGGGCGGGGGTCGATGGCGTTTCCGAATCCGCGCAACTTACCCACTCGGCCGGGTACCCCATGAGCCAACAAACGAAGTCCGGGTTTAACGCGCCTGGCTTTTCCGTCGGCGCCAGTGACCCAGGAAAGCTCGCTGCTCCCGTCACTCCTGAAAGTGTCGGCGTGATCCCGTTCTTGCTGTTCTGATAGCCGTTCCCGCGAGCGTTCGACACGCTGGCTGTCGGCCAAGTTGACAGCGCTACTGCATCGTCCAGATTGCGTCGGCCGCTCTCGAACCGCTTCAGTCCCTGATCTGAGCTCGGCATCCCGCGCTGATCGTCCCCGAGGCGCGCTGTCGGAGTTGGCCAAGGCGAGGCTTCCAGCATTTGGCGCGGCAGCGGCCGGCCTTTCGACCCGTACATTTCCTCGCTCGACTTCTGCGACCGATCGGAACGCCAATCCCGAGCCGCCGTCAGGGCCCAGGTTGCCTGCGCTATGATGTCGACCTGCTGCTTGCTCGGATAAAATTTCCCCGCCGTTTCGTCGCTGTCGTTTGCCCTCGGGCAACTCGGTGTGAGCCACAAACCAGTATCGGTCGCGGAGATGGTCCGCACCCGCGCTCGCGGCTTGGATAGGCATTGCCCCCACGGCGCGGCCCATGGCTTCCAGGTCACTTCGCACAAGTCCGAGCCATTCAGTCGCGCTCGCAACCTGCTCTCCAAAGACGACTGCAGGATCGCACTCGCGGATAAGGTCTCGCCAGACGGGCCAGAGGTGGCGGGCGTCGTCGAAGCCCTTTTGCTTGCCGGCGAGGGAGAACGGCTGGCAGGGGCAGGAACCGGTCCAAACAGATCGATCGTCGTCCCATCCGGCCGATCGGAGAGCGTAGGACCATCCGCCAATCCCGGCGAAGAAATGGCACTGTGTATAGGATCGCAGGTCGTCGGGTCGGACATCGATGATGCTCCTGGTGTCAACGTCGCCAGGCGCGATCAGTCCTTTAGCGATCAATCTGCGGAGCCAGTCCGCGGCGAAGGGTTCGATCTCGTTGTAATAAGCGCTCATGCTGCACCGCTTAGATCGTTGGGGTGGGGTCCGGGCGCGCGGGCTTCACGTTCGGCAGCGGAGCGACCCCAGACATCGGTGTCGGTCCAAAAATAGACCCCATCGATCTCGGTGAAGCCAAGAGCGCCAGTCGGTGCGAGGATGGTTGTGTTCCTGACGCGAAAGCCGGCCTTGTTTGGCTTGATCTCTGCGTTCAACTCCATCGGTCCTAGGTTGCCCCACTCTTCACATTCGAGGCGCATGGGCGACCGATCTGCGGGGGCAAGCCACGTCTCGTCCCCGAGCATGTACTTGATGCCGCGCGGCGGTTGCGGCTCGATTTTTGAGAGGGTTGCCATCACGCCGCACCTCCGCGCTCTGCAGCAACGAGGCCGCGCAAGTCCTGCTCAACGCCCTGCAGGATGCCCCGCTGGCGCCGTGCCTGGTCGTCATCGACCGGAGGCGTCTGCACGATCTGCGACACGATGGTGAGGCGCCGGCCCTTGGGCGACGTGGCTCCGGCTTCATCCCGGGCCTTATGGACGGAGGTGAGGATGCCGCTCATCACGCCACCCCGCTGTGGGCGGGGGTGGTTGGGAAAACGCCTGCAAGCCGTTGATTTTGCTTGTGGTAAAATTGGTATAGTTGGGAGAAAAGCCCAATGATTACAGCGCCTGTCTTGGGACTCTTAATCATCGGGTCCCAGGTTCGAGCCCTGGTGCGCCCACCACTCCAAGCCTCTGACAGGCAAGGGGTTTTAAGAACCTTCCGACTTTCGAAGATTAGACCGGACAGGCCAGTTTGGAGCTTGGTTTGGAGCATTTGTTCGTTATCCGTACACTGCGTTGAGTTTTTTGATCGCGGACTCGGCAAGCTCAAGGCGCCCGCCAAGGTAGTGAGCGTCAAGGATCTGTTGCACCGTATCCATGGAGTGGCCGGTGAAAGATGCAATCTCCGGCACGGTGCATCCGACCAGCGCCAGGCGCGTTACGGCGGTCCCTCGCAGGTCGTGGAAATGAAGATCGCCCAGGTCAGTTTTGTCGAACGCCTTGCTCCATGAGGTCCGTAGCCCATCCTCAGTCCACGGCAGGCCGCGGCTGTTTGTGAGGATCGTCACCGAGTTTCGCTTCTCCTGAAGTGCGGCGTCCAGCGCGGTCTTGAGAGGAGCGCCAACTGGGATCGTTACCCGGCGACCCTTCTGCCCCCGCGCCTTCGTTTGCCTGAACCGCAAAAAGGTGCCGTCGTAGTTTTTCCACGTCATCTTAACCAGGTTGCTTTGCCGCTGCCCAGTCCACAACGCCAGCAGCAAAGCTGCCTGCAACTCGATAGATGCAACGGCACAGAACTTCCGAATATCGTCGGCCTGCCAGATAATGTCCGACCGATCCGCTTCATAAAGCCGACCGCCACGCTCGCACACGTTGACACTGATCTTGCCATGGTCCTTTGCGACAGAGAGCACACGCGCCAACGTCGTCCAGATGTAATCGGCCTTGCGCGGGTTCGCGGAAAAGCTGCCGCGGAAAGTTTTGAACTCTCCTCGCGCGCGCTTGTCCTCGATTGCTGCAAACGGCATGGTGCCGAACTTCCCGCCTATGAGTGCAAGATATTGGTTGTAAGATCGCCGGCTATGAATGCTCAGAGTTTTGTACTCGTCGGAGTCCTTGAAGTAATCAATCAACGTCTGCATAGTATCAGAAGTTGGCTTCTTTCGCACGTTTGCTTCGGCAAACAACCGCATAAATTCTTGCGACCCTGGGACTGCATCGATGCGAGGACCGCCTTTGCCGACATAGTAGTAATCTTTCGTGCTACCGTCCGCGAGCTTCTTGGTGGTCTTATGAATGCCCTTCAAGGGGACGCGCATCTTGTTCCGCCTTCCATTTTTCGAATGGGGAAAGTTCGGGCGCGATTGTAGCTTGCAAGCCAGAGAGACGGTCAAGAGCTGCATCGATGGCCTTCCTGTCCCATTTGTGCGTTCCAGGGATCGGCCCCGGTAAAATCCCACGCCGGATCCAGTCACTAAATGATGCAAGGCTTTCACAGCCAGCATAGGCAGCTGCCGCGTCCTTAGACAATCCGCGGGGTTCCAGCACCCTACCCATGTGCGTCACCATCAGGGGCGGCGGGGCTTTCCCCGGCTACTGGTGCGGAGAGGGCGGCGACAACGGCGTCTAGTTCGTGCGGCATGGCGTCGGGATAGCAAGCATTGCGGTGGAAGCGCGCAACGATGTCCCTCACCGCATCCGCACCCACGGTTGCGCGGTCCGCTGAGACGGTAGTCCAGTGGGCGTCCTGCGCCGCCCTAAAGGCGGCCTTTGCTGCTTCTTCGTCCTTGTACCAGACGATCACGCCAAACTCCGGCGCCGGCCCTGGTCGATGCGTAAACATGCTACTGACCGTATCGTCGGTGATGTAGCCAACAACGAAACACCCGCAATCTGACACTGGTAGTTCGAACGTTTTCATATCCTGCCCCTATGTGTAGTGCGGTTGCCGTCCCTCAAGAACGGGCTGGCTTGATCTCAACAAACAGGCGCCGGCCGATGTAGTAAGCCTTGCGGTTCGCGGCGGTTGACGGGATCTTGATCTCGCCGACCGGGTGCAGATACGTCCCGTCTGGGTCGGACGACCACCAACCGCGCAAGCTGATGGAAAGTTCGTCCCCATCTTCGATGATCTGCTTCACTTCACATTCGATTTTCATTTGAAACCCTATGGTTCAGCCGTCTCTCAAGATGAGCGCCGGACTACTCGTCCACTTTGACGACTTCCATCCAGCCCTCGACACCCTGATCTTCAACGGCCGCGTGATGCAGATCCATCTGAAGGTCGGCATCGTTCCGAAATTCCTCCAGCGCTGCCTCGGCCTCTTCTTTGGTGAGGTAAAGTTCCTCGCCTTCATCCATGGTTCTCTCGGTACCAGCCCACTGGCTGCAAGATTTCCAGTCGATCCTGTACTTCGGCATTGGTATTACCCCTTGATCTAGTGGTGTTTCACTGTTGGATTGAGACGGCCGGACTATCCGAACACGATGCCGGCGCCGTCAGCCAATCCAGCGATTGAAAGATCAAGCTCACGCTGAGCGTTTGTCGCAGCTTCCCGATCGGGATTAGCCGTCCACCATGCGTTGCAGTAGGCGAGATAGTTGCTGTAGGTCATCGACGAATACATAAGCAGATGAACACCCATCATCGCGCGTCCTCTTGGCTCACGTGGAGCTCGATCAGCCAAACCTCTTCTTCCCACTCTCGCTCTGACATGTTGTCCTGACGGAGCCGGTCTTCCGGCTTGATGCCCTTGGCGCGCTCGAACTGCCATTGAGCTAACATTTGGTCGGCTTGCTGCTGGGTGTTCATGACGACATCCATCCGGCTAGAGCGAAGAATGCGACCGTAAGGACAATGCAAGTGGCCGCTTGCTGCATCTGGTTGGCCGCTGTCTCGCCGGGGTGACGGACGGCTAAACATGCAAACATGGCGAACAAGAAGTATGCTCCAATGGCCCATACAAGCATCGCTGCTGCCGCCCACATAGCCGCTACTCCGCCGCCATCTGCAGATGCGCACGGGGCGCGTTAACCATCCGACAGGGATGGACCTCGACAATCATCTTCCCGTTCAGCACGACGAAATCGCCGTCCTCGTTGTCCACCATGCCTAGATCGTCGGGCGAGCATTCGAATTCGCTGGCAACGGCTTCCGAGATCCACGACCACGTATCAGACAGTCGGAGGCTATGCGTGGTGGCGAAGACGTGGTGGGTGTCGGTCTTCTGAAGGCTGGTCCAGCGTGCGGCCATGTCGCGCTCCCGTGTTCGTGGGAGAATAGTTGCACAAGTCGCAACACATCGCAATAGGCAAGTTGGGCAACTTGCAACTTATTTTTTGTGGGAATAATGGCCTATGGCGCGCAATATGGTACTATGATGCGGTTTTCTTGATAGGGAAGGCGCTTTCGAGCGTCTGCTTGATTCGGGCGATTTCTTCCGGTTGGCGGTTCATAAAGAACCTGGTCAGCCAATCGTCGTCAGGGTGCAAGAACACGCCGCGCTCGTCCTCGATGTGGAACAGAGCACGCAGCTTCTCCTGCCATTCCCGGCCCGGAGAGGCCCCGTCGTACCAGCGCGACACCAAGCTCTTATCTGCGCCGAGAGCTTTTACCAAATCCGCCTGAGAGGCGAAGTTCCGTTTCTCCGCCCACTCCTCAATGAAATGGGGTCGGCGAGGTTGCTTACTGCGGTGTATTTGCTCTGGTTTTTTCATAGGGCGACTTTAACAACCGGGCACCCCGAAGGCGTTAGCGAGTTGCGCAACCGAGCTACTTGACGATGGTTGTGAGTTGTGCAACTATCTCCGTTATGAGCAACCTAGCCACCCTTTTGAAGAACCGCGGACAGACGCTTTCCGGCCTTGCGCGTGAGCTTGGGGTCAACAAGGCGACTGTCTCGCGCTGGAATAAAAAAAAGGTGCCCTTCGGGGAAATCAGCGAAATCGAGCGCATCACCGGGATCGCCCCGTGCGACCTGCGACCGGACCTCGCTTCGCTGTTTTCGACAAAACAAAAGGTCGCCGCTCAATGACACGGCGCCTCCCCCCATCCGACCGGATGCTCGATATCGAAGCCGGCCCCGGCAATCGCCTTGCCCACGACGCATGCGCTGCTGGTTGGCATGACGACGCAATCGACCGCGATGGGGCGGCCCTCCTTTTCGATGAAGAGCACGATGCGGATATTCCCGCCGCCGGCATTTTCGATGCACGCGTTTGTGCAGTAAACATCGGTGATCCCGTAAGTATCAATGAACGGTCGGTCGCTCGACTGGAACGTGGCCATAATTTCCCTCGCACTTTGCAATGGGAATATTTGACCACACCGCCCAGAAATTGCGCGCTCAAGCAAGGGCATCATGCGTTCGGCTCTGATCTTGTCAACCGCGGCTGGGATAGCACCAAGACACCGCATGACTTCTTGTCGGACGCTGAAACGCAGTACGACAACATCGTTTGCAATCCGCCTTTCAACATCGCTGACCTGTTCGCGCTGAACGCATTCATCGTGGCGCGTCGCAAAGTGGCGCTTGTTTTCCCTGTTGCTCGCCTCAATGCAGCGCACTGGCTCAAAACGCTTCCGCTGCGCCGCGTCTGGCTGATGACGCCGCGCCCCTCCATGCCGCCTGGGTACACGATCCTTGCCGGCGAAAAACCCGGCGGCGGCAAGATGGACTACTGCTGGCTCGTTATCGAACATGGCTATTTCGGTGTGCCTGAGCTGCGCTGGCTGCGACGCGATGGAGATGACAAATGAGCACGCCCAAGGCCAACGGGGGCAACGTCCAGCCTTGGGCGCCTCGTCATCGCGTCGAGCGGGGCGCCCCGACGCAATCTCGATTTTCACTTGCCGCTCGCGCGTTTCTCGAACGCTGCAAGGTCACGCAATCGCCGGGCGACATACTCGCTGTCGCCGCTGCGCTTCTGTTCTGCCTCTCCGGTCCCCTCATCATCGCCGGGGTTACTGCCATCTACATTATTCGTCGCGGCTCTTAACTGAGCATTGTTTTTGAGCCGGTCCACTATCAGCAAAGCCGCCAAGCCTATCGCTGAGAAGCTGTCCCGCTCGTTGTCGTTAGCTATCTGTACCGCGTCCTTCATGGAGATCAATTGATCACATGAAGGGTTTCAAGAAATGAAGATCATCCGCAGGAAAAAGCAGATGCCGTGTTCCGCAACCATTACAGCGACTACGCGATCGGCCCTAGAGCGGCTTGTCGATTGGGAGGCGCGAAGGGTCGGCCGCGACAACGCGTATGGCGAGGTAGCGAGGAAGGTGGGCACCTCCAAGTCCTGGATGGAGAAGTTTATAGCCGACCGGCCTGGAATTACCGAGCCGCGCATCTCTTTGTATTTGAGAATTAGAGAGCAGTACGAGAAGTGGGTCCAGCATTACGAGCAAGAGCATTTCAACGAACTAATGAAAATTCGGCATCTTCGGAGTGAACTTGATGCGCCTATTAAAGGCTTTGATCGCTTGGTGGCAAGCCAAGCGGGAGCGTCAACGACTGGAACGACATCTGAGGGGGAAATAAAATGACGCTGATTTCTTGGACTGATGACCGCGTTTCCGCTCTCAAGAAGTATGTCGAGCAAGGCTTGTCGTGCTCGCAGATCGCGAATGAGCTTGGCGGAATTACCCGAAATGCCGTCTGCGGCAAAATGTTTCGTATGGGGATCAAGTCGAAGAACGATTTCGGATTCCAGCCAACAAAGCGTTCGCCGCGCCCCCGCGCCAAAAAGCAGAAGGTCAGCATCTTCGCCACGCGCTGGGGCGCTTATGACAAGGATACCCTGCCGCCGGAGCACGTCGAAATTGAAGATGTCGTTGCACAACCGCTGCACATTCCGCTGGCGCGGCTGAACAATATCACCTGCCGCTGGCCCTATGGTGATGGCCCGTTCACGTTCTGTGGCTGTCCCACGACCAGCGCTCCCTACTGCGAAGCCCACACTATTCAATCTAAGGGCAAGGGCACCATTTCTGAGCGCCTTGCCGTTTATGCCCCGAAAGAGGCTGTGGCAGCATGAGGAGAAAGATCACACCTGAGCAGCGCGCGAAGATCCTGGAGGTCTACCTGGTTGACCAGGAGAGGGCAGCGGCCATGTGCGTGGAATACGGTCTACAGCCGACATATGCACGCCGCCGCGCAAGCGACGGCAAGATAGTCGTCAGCCACAAGATTGGCCGGAAGCTCACGGACGCGGAGAAAGCGCGGGAGCGTAGCATCAAGCGCATTTCGGATGCCGATGACCCTCGTTGGGCATGGGCCGTAGAGCGAGGGGTGGTTTCGATATGAAGCAGCCCATCCACGAAATCCTCCGCCGCATCGGACCGCTCGCGGCAAAGCACAAGGCTGCACACTTGCGCGGCATCATCGCATCGGAGCCCAAGCGTTCGCAGCGCCGTGCGGAGCTTGAGGCGGTGTTGAAAGCGATCATCAACAAGCAGCTACAGAAAGACAACGAGAGGGAGAGGGTGGCGTGATCGTCAATGGGCGCCATGACGTTCGCCTTCGCGGTCTCAACCACGACACTGAAATCGAAGTGGTGGATCTGTGGCGGAAGGGTTTCAACACCGCAGAGATTGCGAAGCACCTCTGGTTACTCGAAAGCGAAATAGCAAACAACCTATGGCGTCTGCGCAAGCGCAGAACTCAACAGGAGATGGAAAATGAGCAACGTAGTTCCAATGGTGGAGGCGACACCGACCACGACGCCGATGACGATGCTGGAGAAGGCGGTAACGTCGGGCGCCAGTCTGGAAATGGTAGAGAAGCTGATGGCGCTGCAAGAGCGCTGGGAGGCTAACCAGGCGCGCAAGGCATTTGATGAGGCCATTGCTGCCGCCAAGGCGGAAATCAAGCCCGTGGTGCGAAATGCGACCGGCCACAACTCAAAGCGATACGCTGACTTCTCGGCAATCGCCAATGCGATTGATCCGGTGATTTCCAAGCATGGCCTGTCGTATCGGTTCCGCACCAACCAGACGGATAAGATCGCGGTGACGTGCATCCTGTCGCATAAGGCCGGCCACTTCGAGGAAACGACGCTCGCCGGCCCGGCTGATGCCAGCGGCAGCAAGAATGCCATTCAGGCTATCGGATCGACGCTCACCTACCTGCAGCGCTACTCTCTGGTGCAGGCGTTGGGCTTGGCTGCGTCGAACGACGACGACGGCAGGGCCGCCAACAGCGGCGAGACGATCTCTGATGATCAGGCTGGCGAGCTGGTAGCGATGATCGAAAGCACCAACGCCGATAAGGCTAAGTTCCTGGCCTACTTCCGCATTGAGAAGCTGAGCGACCTCCCTGCCAAGTCCTACCAGATGGCTGTGCAACTCTTGAACGCAAAGGCACGCAAATGATGGAAGTTGTCAACTGTGAACAGGGCGGTGACGAGTGGTTCGCAGCTCGTCTCGGCATCCCGACCGCCAGCATGTTTAGCGTCCTTCTGAGCGGCCGGAAGGACGCCAAGGACAAGAAAACCCGCACCACCTACATGATGAAGTTGGCTGGCGAGATTATCACCGGCGAGCCGGCCGAAAGCTACACCAACATCCATATGGAGCGCGGAAAGGTGATGGAGGACGAGGCCCGCGACCTGTATGCCTTCATGGCCGACGCTGACCCGGTGCGCGTGGGCTTCATCAAAGCATTCGGCGCCGGCGCGTCACCGGACTCTCTGATTGGTGACGACGGCGGCTTGGAGATCAAGACGGCGCTGGCGCACATCCAGGTCGATCGGCTGCTTAACGGCACGCTGCCGCCAGAGCATAAGGCGCAAGTGCAGGGTGGTATGTGGATCTCGGGCCGCAAGTGGTGGGATTTCGTCAGCTATTCGCCGCGCTTGCCGCTCTTCCGGATCCGCGTCGAGCGCGATGAAGAATACATCAAGGAGATCGCCGCTGGGGTTGCCGAGTTCAACAAAGACCTCGCTGCAATGGTCGAATCCATCCGCAACTACGATGCTGTGCTGGAGGCCGCCTGATGCAGACCTTGCCTCCAATGCCGATGAAGTGGGACGGATCGGCAATGGTGCCGCTCCAGCCTAAGCGTGCGGGATCTTTCTACGAGGCCGGCAAGACCTACGTGCTCACCGAGCATAAAGACCGCAGCCAGTCCAGCCATAACCATGAATTTGGCTGGCTGCACGAAGCATGGATGAATTTACCAGAGGATATGCTGACGGAGCGCTTTCCGACCGCTGAGCATCTTCGAAAATGGGCGCTGATCCGCGCCGGCTACAGCGACAGTCACACCATAACATGCGGCTCCAAGGCTGAAGCGCTGCGCATCGCGGCGTTCATCAAGCCGATTGACGAATTTGCTGTCGTCGTTGTCACAGAGGCCACGGTGACGCGCTACACGGCCAAGAGCCAGTCGCGCCGGGCTATGGGTGCGGCAGAGTTTCAGCGCAGCAAGACGCTCATCATGGATGTCGTCGCTAAACTTCTTGGTGTGTCGCCGGAGGATATTGCACAGACGAGGGCGGCATGAGGTCAACGGCGGAATGGATTGGCAAGAGCGATGATGACCGCCCGCCGGCTTACGTCCGGCTGCGCGTGTTCAACCGCTATGGCGGCATCTGCTACTTGTCCAACTCCGTCATCCGCCCCGGTGATGATTGGGAACTAGAGCACATGCTGGCGATCTGCAACGGCGGCGAAAACCGCGAATCCAATATGGCGCCGGCATTGGTTGCGCCACACAAGGACAAGACGAAGGCAGACCGCCTCCTGAAGGCCAAGAACGATCGCGTTCGCAAGAAGCATATCGGCATCAAGAAGCCGCGGACGATTCGGTCTTGGCGGCGATTTGATGGCTCTGTAGTTCGTGCGGAGCGTGAGCGATGATGGATGCGATCCCCACGAAGAGCGCCATCCTGACACAACCGAAGTACGGCCATTACTATCTGTGTGTCCAGCAGGCGGATGGCGAGTTCAAGAGATTCGAGATCAGCCGCAACGATGTTTGCGAACTTGTCGCCAAAGGGGCTGACATCGCCTATCGGCATAGGGAGGAGATGAGTTGACCTTTATCCTTCACCTTCCATTTCCGCCGTCCGTAAATCACGCCAACACGGTCGGTAAAAACCGCAGGACCGGCAAGGCTCAGGTCTACCCGAGCAAGGAGAAGATCGCGTTCTTCAAGGAGGCCGACAGTATGTACATGATGCAACGGCCGCCGACGATCAAACCTGTGCCAGGTCCGTTCACATATCACCTGATTCTGAACGAGAAGATGCGGCACGGCAATTCCGATGGGGACAACCGCGGCAAGTACGTTCTGGACTTCGTTCAGCGTGTTGGTTTGATCGAAAACGACAAGCTGGCCGAGGGCGGATCCTGGTCTTGGGGGGTGTGTGAATTTGGAGCGCTGCTGAGCGTTAGACCAGTCGAAAGCGCGGACTAACTGCACGTCGAAAGCCTGCGTACCGGCTTCATGTGATATCATCATCAACTGATTTGAGGGCAATCATGACCGAGCCATCAACTGGCGATAACCAGATCAAATCCATCGTCGCGCGCATCAACCATCTCGAAGACGAGAAAAAGACCATCAGCGACGACATCGCAGACGTGTATGCGGAAGCGAAGGGCAACGGGTTCAATCCCAAGGCTCTGCGAGTGGTGATCCGTCAGCAACGCGCCGATGCAAAGAAGGCCGCAGAGCTGCAGGCGGACGTTGATGCTTATATGGCGGCACTGGGGATGCTCTGATGATTACGAACGAGTGTATTGAGGTGGCCTGCGAAGAGCTTCGCAAAGCTGGCTTTAAGCCAGTCGTTAAGGCTGCTGGAAAGCACGCAGCCGTTACTTGGATCTCCGGCGGCACCGAGCGAGCGTATCACACGGCTCTGACGCCATCGGACCATCGGGCGCCACTCAATACCAGATCCGATATTCGCCGGGTGTTGCGAAATGATGGATCAATCGCCACGGAGGCGCCGATTGTGGCTGGTGATCGCCCCCGGCTATTCCTTTGTGATGGGGCGTTTCATTGCAATAGCCGCGACCTGGCTGTTCATTTCGGGAAACAGCACAAGGACGTCCTGCGGTCGATCGACCGAATAAGCTCGGATTTGGGTCTTGAATTCACTCAGCGCAATTTTGCGCCCAGTGAATACATCGATCAGACGGGCCGTAAACTGCGCCAACACAACCTCTCTCGCGATGGGTTCGTCCTGCTTGCGATGGGGTTTACCGGAACTGACGCGATGGCGTGGAAGGTTCTCTATCTTGAGGCTTTCAATGCCATGGAGAGCGAGTTGCGCCAGGTCGCGACGTCCGCGGCATCGCCAGATGTTGTTGCGCGCATTGAGCGTTTGGAAGGCGACCTAGCGGCGCTCATCGACTTGTCCCTATCCGCCCCATTGCCTGAGCCCGGCTTTGTAATCGTCAAAGCTTATAAACGGCGGGCGAGGAGGTCCGCATGATTATTACTCCGAAGAATTGGGCCTCGTTCCAACATTACAAAAACAGGTCGCCAGCTTGGATAAAACTGCATCGCGGACTGCTGGACGACTTCGCGTTTTCGCGCTTGCCGCTTGCTAGCAGAGCGCTAGCGCCGATGCTTTGGCTGCTAGCAAGCGAGTATGAGAACGGTGCAATCGACGCGACCGTTGAGGAATTGGCATTCAGGTTCAGGGTTAGCGACCAAGACATGCGGGACGCGCTAACCCCTTTGATTGAATCGGGTTTTTTCATTGCTAGCGAGACGCTAGCGCGGTGTAAGCAAGCTGCTTGCCTAGAGAAAGAGGATATAGAGAAGGTAGAGAAAGAGGAAGAGAAGAAGATGGCGAGCGCTGACGCGCCGCCCGATCCTTCGATCCCGGAACGGGATTACTTTCTGCGGGGGAGGGAAGTTCTCGGCAAGGGCGCCGGAGGCTTGATCGGCAAACTGCTTAAAGCCAAGGGCGGCAACGTCGCATTGGCTCGCTCAGCGCTAGAAACAGCATCCACGAAGCAGAACGCGACCGAGTACATCGCCGCATGCTGTCGAGATGGACCTATCGCCAAGCCGCTTACCCAGCACCAGCAAAAGCAGAACGAATTGAAGGGAATCCTCAGTGACCTCGAAAACTTCGCCACAGGCGGCAGCGGAAGCTACCAAGAAAATCCTCGGGCTCTACGATACGATCCCGGCGAGCGATCCCCAGCAGTTCGCGGCCGGGCTGTTGGCGACCTTGTTGATATTTCCCCCGGCGGTAGTAGCCAAGGCGGCTGACCCCGTGCACGGCATCGCGTCCAAGGTTTCATACCTGAACCTGGCAAAGATGCGAGAATGGCTCGACAAGGAAGCCAGCGTTTATTTGATTGATCAGGACCGCATCGAGCGCGCCAACCGGAAAGCCCTTCCTGAACCAACGCCAGACCAGGAAGAGCGCAAGCGGATCTACGAGGGCTTCAAGACGCTGTCGGAACATCTGCAGGCTGGCTTTGGCCCGAGCACGTTGTAGCGCGTCCAACTTCACATTCAGGGGCATAGGGGCAGACAGTGGCGAGAGCGGGCAGGAAGCGGAAGGTCGGGGTGGCGCGGGAACCGAGCGGGAAGGTCGCGCGGGTCTACGTCAATCCGAAGCAGCAAGCGGCTGAGCAGCCGCACAGGGTGGTGGTGTTGGCGAAGTTTCGCGAGACGCAGGAGGCCGGGTCGGAATTTGGCCGGCTGATGTTGCAGGGGCATATCACGCCGGCTCAGCATGAGGCGGGAAAGCTCTACGCCGACGTTGTGATGAGTTACAGGGCATCGATACTTGCGCAGCCCTTCACGGCCTCTGCAATCGATCTAGGACGCGTCGGAAAAGGCCCTGGGGAGGGTATGCCGGACAGAACTGCAATTGCCCTGTATCGGCGCTATACCAGTGCTTACGAGGATCTCGGAAAGGTCGGGCGCCGTGAATTGATAGCTGTGAACCATTACGCAGTGCAGGAGGAGCCAATCCCGGATGACGCGTTCGCGTTGCGGCTTGAGCAGCTCCAGTGTGGATTGAACGCACTGGTATCGCATTTTGGTATTGACAGTCGTCTGCAAATCACCGACCGTCCGAAATAGAACATGACGAACTACGCCCGCCGGCCTCACAGCTTGGCGGGTTTTTGCGTTTCAACATTTGGAGATGCGGAATGGCTTTAACCGGATATTCATATTCTGAGACAGGATCAAACGCCTGCAACGCGCTGGCTTCTGCGGAAGCGCCTCGCACGATCGCAAGCGCTGTGGGCAAGGTTGACGCCCTGACCGATCGCTTGTTCAAAACTCGGGCGCAGCTTGAAGGGCTTTCTGAGACTATCGGTGGCCCGCGTCCTGTTGCCGGGGGCATCAGCATCAGCAACGTCAAAGCTCAGCAGAGCGGCATTCTTTTTCGCTTGAATGACGGCGTGGAGTCGGCGCATTCGGTGATCGACGACATCGAAGGCCTTCTCGCCGGCATCAGCCGTTCGCTAGGCTAATCAGTCCACCCCCAGTCTCTCGCCTGCATCCCGCCCCCTCCCGGTTTGAGGGTGAGGGGCTGGGGTCTCCCTTTCTGGCAGGAGTTCGATATGAGCAAGGCAGGTAAGAAAATTATCGCTGCGCTTAAGGAGGCGCTTTCTGTCGCACGCGGTGAGACCAAATCAGCGAGTGTTTGGATGGTTGATCGAGACGGCCGGGTTCGTAAGGACACTGACCGTCCTGTAGTGTTGAGGGCTGCGAAATGACCGCCGACAACATCATCTTCGGCGTGGACTTCAAGGCGAAGCAGGAGCGTTGCGAGCAGACCGCCGCGGTTGTTTCAAGTGTAGATTACGACGTTATGCGCCGGTCGTCCATTGCTAACCAAATTGTTATTGGTGATCGCCTTTCGGCGCTGGCGGACACCTCCCCCTGCGAGACCAATCCGCAGCCCTACGTCGTGCCGGATAACGATTGCGCGTGATGGCCGGCAAACCCATGACAGTGCCCCAGGCTATCGAGTTCCTGCAAGGCCTCTCGGAATCGGAGGGCGTCATGGTAACATCGCTGGTCGTGTCGTTTGATGTTGATGCGGACGATTTGCCGGTAGAAGAGCCTGAAACAAATTCAAGTTTTCAAAATGAGCCACGGCGGGGCTAGGAGCGGGGCCGGGCGCAAGCCGGGCGTTTCCACCAGGATGAACGAAGAAGCCCGCAAGAAGGCTGCTGAGGGCGGTCTAATGCCCCTCGATTACATGTTGGCCATCCTACGGGATGAAGATCTTCCGCAAGAATCTCGTATGGACGCGGCCAAAGCCGCAGCGCCTTACGTGCACGCGAAACTGGCTAGCGTTGAGCATAAGGGCGACGGCGGCGGGCCAATGGTGCTGGAGATAATTCGCTTTGCGGATAAGGCTTCCTAACCAATGGCAACCGCGGCCTTACCAGCGGCCTTTATGGGATTATCTTGAGAAGGGCGGCAAGCGGGCTTTAGGGATCTGGCATCGCCGGGCAGGAAAGGACGATGTTCTACTGCATCGGACAGCGGTCGCGGCATTCGAGAGGCCAGCAACCTACTGGACGGCACTTCCTGAATACGCGCAGGCCAGAAAAGCGCTCTGGGCCGCGGTCAACCCTCATACCGGCAAGAGGAGAATAGACGAGGCCTTCCCTCATGAACTGCGGGAGACCACTAACGAGCAGGAAATGTTCATCCGGCTGGTGAATGGATCGACATGGCAGCTCGTTGGATCCGATCGCTATAACAGCCTAGTAGGCGCTGGCGTTGCCGGCGTTACGTTCTCAGAGTTTGCTTTGGCCAATCCGTCGGCCTGGGCCTATATCCGGCCGATGCTAGAGGAAAACGACGGTTGGGCTGCATTCATTACCACGCCGCGCGGGCGAAATCATGCTCACGCTTTGATGGAAATGGCGAAGGGCAACCCGAAGTGGTTTGCGGAAGTGTTGAGCATCCACAATACGGGTGCGTTGTCACCATCGCAGATCGAAGAAAGCCTTGAGGAATATATCGCGCTCTATGGCGAGGATATCGGCAGGGCTCAGTTCGAGCAGGAATACGAGTGTAGTTTTAACGCGGCAATCCTGGGCGCGTTCTACGCCAGAGAGATGGTCAACGTTCGCAAGGAAGGCCGGATAGCCGATATCGAGGCGTTACCTGACCGGCCTGTTCACAGAGCTTGGGATATCGGAGTTCGCGACGATACGTCAATCTGGTGGTTTCAGATTGTTGGCACTCAGGTCTACATTCTGGACTGCTACACGGCGAATGGCGTTGGCGTGGATCATTACGCCTCAGTAATCGAGGAACGACGCAAGCTTCATGGTTGGACGAACGGTACGGACTTCGTGCCGCACGACGCTCGTGTGAAGGAATGGGGTACGGGTCGGACTCGCGTTGAAACCATGCAGGGGCTTGGGCTTAGTCCTCAGGTTGTGCCTCAGGCGTCAAAGCTGGATGGTATCAATGCGGTGCGGAAGACGTTACCGCGTTGCGTGTTTCATCATCGAACAGAAACCGCGGGCATATCGGCGCTGGAGCAATACCGGCGCGAGTGGGACGACGAAAAGAAGGCGTTCAAGGAGAACGAGATCCACGATTGGGCGTCGCATCTAGCTGACGCCTTTCGATACATGGCGATGGGCTGGCGTGAGTTGCCGAAGCCCAAGGCGGAACAGCCCAAGCCGATTTACCACGTTGAAGATGGATATGCCCTTGCCCCACCACTTCCTGGTCAGAGACGACGCGCTTGATTGATCAATACGACGATCAGGACGCCGATACCCTGGAAGTTGAAGGTGAGCCGAAGTCGTCTGCGCGTGTGTTGTCCGCGATCAAGAAGGCCGAACGAGCGCTGAACGACTACCAAGCGCTATGTGACCGGATTGACGATATCTACAGCCGCTCGGAATGCTACAGCGAAAGCGACTGGAAAGACCCGGATTACGATCTTTTCTGGGCGTCGATGGAGATCATGAAGCCGGCGATCTATGCCCGGCCTCCGAAGCCTGTCGTATCGCCGCAGTTCAAGGATCGAAGGGCGCTTCAGAACACCACGGCGGAATTGCTTGAGCGATCGGTAACATCTGCCTTTGATCGCACTACGTTAGACGAGGGCATGATCTGCGCTCGTGACGACCTGATTTTCTACAATCGGGGCCAGCTATGGCTGACCTACGAGACAGACGAGAAGGGAGGTGGTCAACGTATCTGTGTGGAGCATTTGGACCGCAAGGACTTCCTGCATCCTCCTGGCAGAAAGTGGTCGGATCTCCCTTGGGTGGCGCGCCGTGCATGGATGACACCAAAAGCGCTCAAGAAGCGTTTTGAAGGCAAGAGCAAGGACGCTTACGAGCGCGCCACCCTGGCGCCGAACATGGACAATTCGGACGACAGCTTCGCTGAACGATCGAAGCAGGCTGGCGTCTGGGAAGTGTGGCACAAGGCGGACAACAAGGTCTATTGGGTGGCCGAAGGCTGCGATGTGATGCTCGATGAGGATGAGCCGCATTTGAAGCTGCGGGGTTTCTTCCCGTGCCCGCGTCCTGCTTATGGTACACTGAAGCCGCGTTCATTGAAGCCGATTCCGGATTATGTCCGGTATGCCGGACATTTTGCCAAGATCAATTCGCTCACCAAGCGCATCTATGCGCTTCTCGACATGATCCGCATGAAGGGGCTGATCCCGGCCGGCGGGGATGTGGGTGACGCGGTAGAGCAGGCGCTGAAGGACGACGATAACGCGGCGCTGATCATCCCGGTGCCGAGCGCGGCTTTGATGGCGAGCAGTGCTACCGGCTTTGTGACGTGGCTGCCTCTGGCTGAGATCGCCACAGCCATTCAGGGGTTGATTGAAGCCCGCCGTGAGTTGTTCTCGGACTATGACCGGTTGTCAGGCATCTCGGACATCATGCGCGGCGAGACGGATGCTGACGAGACGCTTGGCGCCCAGCAGTTGAAGAGCCAGTACGGCTCGGTTCGCGTGCGGGAGAAGATTGACGAACTGCAGCGCCTGGCACGTGATGTGACGCAGATCGCGGCCGAGATCATGGCTGAGGAGTTCTCGAAAGAGACACTGCTCGAAATGAGCCAGATGGAGATCTCGACCAAGGCCGAAATTGAAAAGAAGGTCCGGGAGATCGAGAAAGAGGCGAAGGACGAGCTTAAGGAGCTTGGCGAGAAGGCCAAGGAGACCGCGCAGGCTACACAGGTGCAAGGTCAGGATCCTCAGCAGATGCAGCAGATGGCTCAGCAGGGCCAGCAGCAGTTCCAGCAGGCGCAGCAGCAGATCATTGCCAAGTATGCGCCCATGCTGAAGGAGGCGAGCGAGCAGGTTCCGATCGAAGACGTGATGAAGCTGCTGCGGGATGACAAGGCGCGCGGCTTTGCGTTCGAGATCGAGACGGATTCGACGGTACTGACGGACGAGCTGCAGGAGAAGGCGAGCCGCAACGAGTTCCTGACGACGTTCAGCACGGCATCTCAGGGCTTGATGGGATTGGCTGCCATGGGGCCATCCGCCGCCAAGCTTGCCGGAGAGATCATGAAGTTCGCGCTGCAACCGTATCGGGTCGGACGGACGCTCAACAGCGTGATTGACGAGTTTATCGACTCTGCACCGCAGATGGCGGCCGCTGCGGCCAACAACGGTGCTGAGGAGGGTAACGAGGCCCTTGCCGCGGCGAACATGAAGCTGGCTGAAGCCGAGATCGGCAAAGCACAGGCGGCCATTGAAGCGGTCAAGGTGAAGGCGGCGGGTGAGCAGCAGAATATGCAGCTCAAGATGGTCCAGTTCCAGGCTGATGCCAAAGAGAAGGAAGACAAGCTCCAGCTTGAGATCGGCGGCCTGCAGGCCAAGATCAAGCTCACCGATGCCCAGATCGAGAAGATCTACGCAGAGATCCAGAAGATGGGCGCCGACGTACAGAGCGACGGCCGCACACAGGACCGTGAGGACATCAAGACCGTTGCTGACATCACGTCGCGACAGACAGACCAGGCCATGGCGGCGGAAGACCGTCAGATTCAGAAGGCCGAAACCGGCCACAGCATGCAGATGGCCGAACGCCAGCAGGGTCATGCTGAGCAGCAGGGTGAGCGTTCTGAAAGCCGCGCCGATCGGCAGCAGGAGTTCAGCGAACAGAGCACGGATCGACAGATGAGCTTGGCTGAACGTCAGGCAATGAAGGAAAGCGTCTGATGGGCTTCCCAGTTGTCATCGCATCGAATGGTCTGGGCATTCCTGTCATTCCGGTTGAAGCCAATGCACCTGCTGCGACCGTAGCAACGAACGGCCTTGGCGCCCCGATTGTGATTGTTGAAGAGAACGGTATCCCGCTGATTATTGAAGGTCTGCCGGATTAACAGGAGAACGACATGGCTAACGCCCGACGACTTTGCGAACTGAGCATGGTGCCGCCCCTTGCGAAAGAGGTGGCTACCCAGATTGACGCTGCTATTGCCGCCAAGGCAGCCATTGCGGCATTGACCCCTGTTGCCACGGCTGATGCGACTGATCTGGCAACAGCCATCGCGTTGGCAAATGCCAACAAGGCGAAGATCAACGCTATCATCGCGGCTCTCAAAGCCTGATGGCTGAGTATCGCTGGTTCGACAAGGGAAACGGTCGTCAGGTCATGCGCAAGGTCCGTGAGTCTGTCCCCAGCAATCGATCCAGCCTTGCGGCGCCTATGGTCATTGGCAGCTTTGCGGAGCCCGTCCAATCATCCGCGGATGGAAAGTACTATTCCACCAAGGCAGGCCTGGCGCGCTCGCACAGGGCATCAGGAAACCCGCACGGAATCGATTTCATCGAGCTAGGCAACGACTCCATGCCGTGGGTTGAGCATCAGAGCAGCGAGACGGAGCTTCGTGATGATGTCCGCCATGCCGTGGCTGACGTTGCTGCGGGCAAGCTGCCAGATATTGCGTACCTTGAAGATTAGTAATCAGAATTCTTCCAATAGTGGCTGGGAGATCGGTCAATTCCGCCCGCGGCGGTCGGAATCAAGTCACACATCCTACTGATGCGCTCGTACTCAGCTTGCCGGCCCTGCGGATATAGGGCGCGCTCCATATCGGATTGCAACGAGCGGATCACGTCCGCGATTTGGTCATGTTTGTCCATGGCTGCAGTTTAACACCCCTCCTCAGACAAGGGAATTAAAATGAACATCGAACAAACCACGGCTTCACAGCCGGGGACCGTAAACCTGTCCACTACTCTGGACCCCAACACCATCAATCTGGAATCAGGAGGCGGTGCTCCGCAGCTTGCTGACGCTGAGGGGAAGGGGGACGACTCGATCGAGAGCGTGCTCGATGCTGAACTGAAGAGCATCCGGGAGGCCGAAAAGCCAGAGGCCAAGGTAGAAGACGACAAGCCGAAGGAAGCCAAGGAAGACAAGGCTGAAGCCGACAAGGCCAAGGAAGAGAAGGCCGAGCGAGCCAAGGACGGTAAATTCGCCAAGCAGGAGAAGGTGGAAGCCGCTCCAGAAGGCAAAGAGGGCGCGCCTGAGAAGGCCGCAACCGGGCAGGAGGCCACGGATAAGCGTCCGTCTGAGGGCCGCCAGCATGTCGAGCCGCCTGCCCGGTTTCTCCCCAAGGAGAAGGAAGCCTGGGGCAATGTGCCGAACGTGGTCAAATCGGCCATTGATCGCATGTACCGCGAGCACGAGACTGAAGTTACTCAATACAAGGAAAGCCACGAGAACTGGCAGAAGCTGGCCAAGTTTGATGAGATGGCCAAGCAGTACAAGACTTCCGTTCCTGAAGCCATGGAGCGCTATACCGCGCTTGACGGCCTGCTGCAGTCCAACCCGATTGAGGCTATCCGCCAGATCATGGCAACGCGCGGCATTACGCCGGAGCAGTATGCCAACCACGTCTTGAATAACCCGGAAGCGCACCGCGCGCCGGCCGCGGCACCTACGCCCGATCCTGCTGTGCAGCAGATGGGCGGGAAGGTCGAACAACTCGAACAGACGATCAACGAGATGCGCCAGGAGAAGGCTGCGGCGGAGATCATCAACCCATTCCGGGCCGCAAACCCGCGATACGACGAACTGCAGGACGACATCGCGTTCTTCCTGCAGTCCGGCAAGATTCCGGCGTCCCTGACGCCTCATGAGAAGCTTGAAGCTGCCTACGACATGGCTGTTCGGATCAATCCGACTTCCGCAGTCGAGGCCTCTCAGGCTCGCGAGGCTCCTGCCGCCGAAGCCGCCCGTCCTGCAAAGCTTGACAAGGGCACCAAGTCCATCCGTGGCGCTCCCGATGACGGTGTCGATACCGAAATCGAGGAAACCGATGAAGACCTCACAAAGATGTTGCGCAAGGAATTGCGTCGAATGTCTGCATAAATCCCTGAAAGGAAATCACAATGGCCATCGTTGATGACCGCCATTACCGGCAGCTTCTTACTGCGGCTGTCGCCAAGCGGTCGAAGAAAATCCAGGACATCGTCTACAATGCGACCCCACTGACCCGCATCCTGCGTGACAGCGGCCGCATCCAGATCAAGCGTGCCGGCGGACCGGAGCTTCGCGTTCCGATCGAGTTCGACAAGCTGCAGGCGCAGTGGTTCACTGGCTACGACAAGATCGAGATCACGCCGAAGGAACTGCTGAACTCGGCGGTCTTCAACTGGTCCCGTGTCGTGTCCATGTTCTCACTGACCGGCACCGAACTACTTTACACCCGCGGTGAGGAAGAGGTCATTGACCTCATGTCCTTCTACGTCCGCGCGGCTGAGAAGGCAGTGAAGGAAGAGTTCGAAGTTGCTCTGGTAGGTGACGGCACCGGCTCTGGCGGTCGTCAGATGGTTGGCCTCGGCGGCGCCATTCCGATTGTGGCGAACACCGGCGTGTACGGCGGCATCGACCGTGCGGACGTTCCGAACTGGCGAACCTCTTCGTTCAACGCCACGACGGACTTCACCGACATTGGCACCACCTGGGACGCGACTACTGCCCGCCCGATCATTGAGCGCATCTCGCTCAACCGCTCGCGCAACGGTCAGTATGCGGACCTGCTGATTGCGGACGGTCTGGCCTATCAGGCTGTGTCGGCCTCGTTCGTTGCGCATCAGCGCCTCGCAACGGAGCGTTCGGCTCGCCTGGGATATGCCGGTCTGGCTTATCACACGCCTGCCGGTCTGGTCGAAATCGTTGCGGCTGGCGGCGTCGGCAACGTCATGCCCGCCAACACCATCTACGGCATCGATACGCAGTCGATGTCTATCTATGAGTTCCCCGGTCAGTCGTTCGTGCCGTTCCATCCTGGTGATGGTATGCGCCCGATCAATCAGGACGCGGTCGCTCAGGGCATCGTGTGGTCGGGCCAGATGGTGCTTGAAAACCCGCTGTTCTCCTGGCGCCTGCGCACCGTCGCCTAAACAGAAAGGAAAACCGAAATGGCTAACTCTGTCCCCTTCCGGTCCACGCCCCAGCTTGGACCGCAACTCGATGACGTATTCACCGGTCTTCCCTACTGGGATCTGGCCGGCGTCTACGATGGTACGACCGTCGTGGGCGGCATCTCTTCGCCGTCCTACAAACTCGGCAATACCGAGTTCGGTGATGATGGCCGTGAGTATATCTGGGTTCGTGCCTCTGCGGACATCGCGGCTACGGCCACGACCGGAACCCAGGTTACTATCACTGTCCCGGCCTACACTGTCGCGACCGGCGCTGGCGGATTCTACACCCCCGTCAATACCGCCATCGTGTCGGGTCAGTACTTCCACGTCAGCCGCGGCGCCAAGAATGCGGTGCCGGCCTAACAACTGGGGGCGCCTTCGGGCGCCCCTTTCCATTCCCCTCAGACAGGAAAACACAATGACCCTTTCGGTCCCCATCGATACCCGTGATATTACGGTTACGCCGATCTTCAAGCACATCACCGTGGAGAATGTGCCGGCTTCCGAGCGCGAGGGCCAGCCGGTCCTGGAAACGCTTGAGGTGGTCGAGGTTCGCTTTGCCGGGTCGAAGTTGTACTCCCCGGTATTCCCGGCCAATGCGTTCTGGAAACGCGATGGGCACCGAACGATCACCTATGCCGAGCGTTGGGCGGAACAGTACCGCGAATTCCTCGCTGGCAACGACCAGAAGGCCGCCGGTACTCCGCTGGAGATGCTCAAGCCCCATGGCATTTCAGATGCGCAGCTTTCACTGTGCCGCGCGCTACGCATTTACTCCATCGAGGCCCTTCATCACCTGGAAGGCCCGAACCTGAAGAGCCTGCAGATGAACGCCAACCCGCTCAAGGAAATGGCGCGTCGTTACATGGCCGATCGTTCGAGTGGAGTGAACAGTGCAAATCGCATCTCGGAACTGGAAGCCCAGCTCGCGGATCTTCGGTCGAAAATCCCGGCCAAGGAGCCCACGCCGGGCGAAGTCGAAGCCGCTATCAAGGCCGCCGATGACGAGTTCGAAACCATGACCGACGAACAGTTGAAGGAGGCGATTGCACTCAAGATCGGCCGCAAGCCCGCCGGCAACCCATCACGGGCGACCCTCATGTCGTCACTGCGTGAGCTGTCGGCCGCCTGATGACCGCTCTTAGCGCTTGTCAGGATGCCATTGCGAGGCTTGTCGCGAGACGGCCGAATTCGGTGTTCGCCTCGGATGATGAGATTTGCGTGGAAATCGCAAGTCTCGCCAACGAGGCGGCTACCGATATCGCAAAGGCATGTGATTGGCAGGCGTTGATCGAATACAACCCTATTACGGGGGATGGCGCTTCGCTCGAATACCCGCTTCCTGCGGATTATGATCGCATGGTGCAGGCGACGGAAATTTATGACCCCAGCAATTGGTGCTGGGGATATGAGCACATCACTGATTACGGTCAATGGACGTTACTTGAAGCGCAGGGGTTTACGATCACGCCCGGCGCATGGATGATCCGTGGCAACAAATTCCAATTTTACCCGGCGCCAGCCAGCGGAGCCGTAGCGACTTTCCCTTATGTGAGCCGGTATTGGGCGACATCGGCCGGCGGAGCGGGAAAGGGCGTTTTCGACCGGGATGATGACCTGTTCGTGCTGGATGACCGGCTTTTGACCCTGGCCCTCATCTGGCGTTGGAAGTCGATGAAGGGCATGGATTATCAGGAGGACATCAAGAATTCTGACATCGCTCTTTCACAGGCCATGACGCGGGATAGGGGGGCTCGGACAATCCGTAAGGGATATGGCCGGCTGTCCAGCCTGAATACGCGGCTGGCATGGCCATGGAGCTTGGGCTGATGCTTCGTATGGCGCCCGCGTCGTCACCGCAGCGTGCGAGACGGTCAGAGGTCGCAACTTTCACGGCGCCTGTGGGTGGCTGGATCAGCAACCGGGCGCTGGCAATACCTAATGGTCAGGATATGCCTCAGGGAGCTGACCGGCTGGACAACTTTTTCCCGACGGCTACGGGATGCATTCTTCGGCGTGGATCTGTGCCCTATGCGCAGATCGGCCGTGATGGCCTACCTGTTATCTCGTTGTTCAAGTACATCGTCGGTGAAAACAGCCGGATGTTTGCGGCGAACGAGACGACGATTTACGATATTTCAAACGTTGTTTATCCTGAGAATTTCAGCCTTTCGACAGATCAGGGCGATGATCTTCTTGCCGATGAAGCGGACAACACGCTCGGTGAAAGTTCTGCGGAAGGAATGGATGTCTTTAAAAACACCGCTGGCGGTGATTGGACCACGGTTCAGTTCGGAACGACCGGAGGCACTTATCTTATAGGTGTGAACGGTAATTCAACTGCCTTCATATTCGATGGCGAAGAGTTTTACCCGTACGATGGCAGCGACGTGATCAGGCTCGCTTATGATGCCGAGACGACTGCTTTTGAGGACGGCGAGCTTGTGACCGGAGCGACTTCGGCAGCTACCGGAGATGTCTACAAAGTTGTGCCGTCTGCGACGCCGGGAGAGGGAATCCTTTATCTGGTCAACGTGTCCGGCACCTTCCAGAACAACGAAGCACTCAACGGAGACATGGGCGGTGCTGCTGTCGCCAACGGCGCACCGGTTATCGCGGCCACGGCAATCACGTTCCCGGGTGGCTCACCATTGACAACGGCCGATCTGGCATACGTCTGGGTGTACAAGGAAGCGCTGTACTTCATCCAAAAGAACAGTCTCCATGCATGGTATCTTGAGCCTGATATGGTGGGGGGTGAGTTGAAGCCCTATCCACTGAACGGCTTCCTCGATAAGGGTGGGTCACTTCTGTGGGGCCAGTCGTGGTCGCTGTCATCATCTGATTCGGGGGGTCTTTCGTCGCAGAACGTCTTTACCACGACGGAAGGTGAAAGCGCGGTGTTTCAGGGCGTTTCGCCATCTGATGCATCGTGGGCGATTGTCGGTGTGTATCGCGTCGGCAAGCCGCTCGGAAAGAATGGCTTTATCCGAGCCGGCGGCGATCTGGTCATTGCGACAGACGTGGGTGACATAGCGCTCTCCAAGGCCGTGCAGGTTGACTATTCTGTGCTGGCGCCGAATGCCGTGAGTTATCCCATTGAAGTGGCCTGGAACGATGCCATTAGCGAACGCGGTCGCAACTGGCACTGCGAGGTTTGGCCTGAGGGCCAGATGGCGATTGTTATTCCGCCCAACGCGGATTCGCTCGATCCGGTGTGGTTCGTCTCGAACGCCAGCACCGGGGCTTGGGCGCCGTTTACGGGATGGCGCGCCAATTGCGTTCTGTCGTGGAATGGGCGGCTGTTCTTTGGTTCTGAGGAAGGGCGCGTTATTGAGGCTATGGTTGGCGGTGCAGATCGGGGGGCGCCGTATACGGGCGTTTACGTCCCGCTGTTCTCTGATGTGAATAAGCCCACGTCGAACAAAGCGGCCCGAATGGCACGTATCGAGACAAAGAGCCGTGCGGCCATCAGCGAAAAAGTGTCCTGCCTGTTCGACTTTGACGACAGCTTGCCGTCACCGCCGGATTCAACATTGGTCGGTTGGGAAC